AGAATCGACATCATCAACGGAACATTGGGTAAAGCGTTTGGCTGCCAAGGTGGATATATCGCCGGTGATGGAATTGTTCTTGATGCTATTCGTTCCGTTGCTTCTGGTTTTATATTTACTACTAGCATATCTCCGGTAATGTGTGCAGGAGCAATTGCTTCTATAAGATATTTACAGGAACATCATGAGTTAAGAGAACAACATCAAGAAAGAGCTCAAACACTGCGTGAACTTTTTATAGATAATAATATAGAAGTACATGAAGCTTCTACAACGCATATTCTTCCCGTAATGGTAAGAAATGCAAAAGCATGTAAAGCAATGTCAGATAGGTTATTAAACGATTATGGAATTTATATTCAACCAATTAATTATCCAACAGTCGATGTTGGTACTGAACGGCTTAGAATTACACCAACACCATTACACACCAATGGTATGATGGAGGATCTAGTTATTGCGTTAAGAAAAACGTTTAAACAAGAATTACAATTATGAAATGGTTAACACTTTTCACTTCACTTACACTCGCAGGTACCGCTGCGTATTTTAGTATTATTGGTCTTATGACAATATTTAGTGGTGCTGCCTTATCAATTGCTTTTATGGCGAGTGTTTTAGAATTTGGTAAAATCGTATCAGCCGCATGGTTGCATTACGAATGGGATAGAATTAATAATTTAATAAGAGCATATTTTACTACAGCAGTACTGGTACTTATGCTCATTACAAGTATGGGTATTTTCGGATACTTATCAAAAGCACATATCGATAGTTCATCGACTTCAGATAGCTATTCACTTGAAGCAAGCATTGTTGATAAAAGATTAGAAGGAAAACAATTACAGCTCAATAATTTAACAGGAAGATTAGAAAATTTAGATTATGTTCTTCAAACAAGTAGACCTGAAGATAGAAATTATGTGAACAGAGTACAAACAGAAGAACGAAATGAAATTAATGCGGAGATAGATATATTAGTTTCAGAAATAGTCTCTTTAAACGAACAAAAAATGCCTATTCAAAAACTTCAACTTGAACAAGAAGCTGAATTAGGCCCAGTAAAATATATTGCAGATATGATTTACGGAGAAGAAGCAGCATCGTATTATGACAACGCAGTACGATGGGTTATTCTTACAATCATATTTGTATTTGATCCTCTTGCGATTATGTTGTTGATAGTTTCAACAGCAGCATTTAAAAGAGATCGTGAACGCCCTGCGAAACCTTTGGTTGACGAAAAACAAATAATGAATATGGAAATCGAAGAAAAACGTGGTGGATTAACAACAACAATGAGTAGGAGACCGATATAATGAATTTGAAAAAAGCGGGTTGGCTGGGTTTAGGATTTTTAAGTTTAGGAGTAGCATACATTGGAGTCGTAATGCCAGGAATACCTTTTAGTATTCCAGCAGTATTTGCAGCATATTGTTTTGCAAAGAGTTCAGATAAAATGCATGCATGGTTATACAATCATAAATTGTTTGGACCATTCCTTACAAACTGGGAACAGAAAAAAGTGTTTCCACTTAAAGCAAAATATGCTATGGTAAGCTTTATGACATTAGCATTAATTATCATGTGGTTCACCACAGGTAATATTAAAGCTTTAATGTGGTCGGGAGCCTTTATGGCATTTGGTGCATGGTGGGGTTGGCAATATCCGTCAAGTCCAGAAGAATATGATCAAAGAGTTAAAGAAGGCAAAAAGATAGGTCTATTTAAGTAACAAGGAGAAACGTCATGCCTGAAGAACATTTCAGAGAACCTGGTAAGTTACCTGGTAAGATGACACCTTATGAATTTTACAAAGCATTACATAGAATGCATTATGCTCATCGAATTGCCGATGAATTAGAAACACTCGACCAAATCGATGCAGTAGTTGATATGATGGATGATTATCCTGAAGCAGAATTTATAATTCAAAAAATATTAAGGAGATTATATAATGACAGACATTTTTGAAAGTCCTGATAAAGGAAAAACTGTTTATAAGCGGCCATTTGGTGCACCATACACAGAACGTGTTTTAGTAGAAACAAAAAGGCCAATTACAAATAATCGAGAAATTGAAAGCGGTAATGAGTTTGAATCAGCTCGCAACCAAAGTAAAACTTGGAGCATGGAGCAAGACTAAATTGATAATTGATTACGAGAGAAAATCTTTTCGTAAAGATTTATTATTTGTTTGTTCTATTGGATTAAATATAGGGTTTATATTAGGTATCCTATACATTTTATAATTATTGGAGTATATTATGAAAGACAAATACGTTAAGGTCGATTTGATATCTTCTTTTCGACAAAGCTACATAATTCCTTATGAAGCTCTACAAGAAATGAACGAAAAGGTTCGTTTAACAGACGAGCTCGCTATGCAGTGGGCAGAAGAAAGTGTTATGTGTGAAGAAGTAAAAGAATTTTCCCAGAAATGGATTGGTGAAAATGTTGTTGATGTAGATATCATCAATACAGAAAAAGCTTTAGAATTATTTAAAAGAGATAATAAGGTTTTATCAGAAGAGTGGAGTACTTCTAAACAATTAGACTATATCAATAATTGGAAAGATCCACTTAAAGATAAAATAAAAAAACCATCAGAAGAGAATGAGAAAAGAAGAACTGATTGAATTAATCAACAACTTACATCCTGAAGATACAACAGGAGAACTAACAGGAGTATTCATTGGACGACATGGAGAAACTATTACTACCGATAGTATTCGCATTGATATGGACGGTGGTCGTGTTATACTTGCTCAAAAAGGAAGTGGAGAAGCGGAGACAAATAAAAGGAATTGGGAAAGAGAATTGGAGTTTGTTAGAAATGGCAGGAAAAGGAAGTAGACCTAGACCTATACCAAATAGAGAAAAGTTTGAATCAGAATGGGATCGTATCTTTGGTAAGAATAAACCAAGTCATGATGCAATGGAAGTTGTTCATACAGTAGATTCCCGATTTGCGCACCCAGCTTATACAAGATATCCTCATCTAAAAGAAAAAGAGGAAAATCAAGAGTGATAGTTACGATATATGGTACCTCAAGCTGTGGTGCTTGTATTTCTGCAATGGAATTGTGTAAAAAGAAAGGCGTAAAATTTAGTTACAAAGATATTGGAATTAGTAAATATTATATTGAACTACAAGAACATTTAGTAGGTACAGATATAGAAATGACAAAAATTCCTCACATAATGGTTGACAAACGCTACATTGGATGTTATAATAGACTCAAAGAATTTTTTTGGGAGTTAGTATAATGGGAAAGTGGCCTAAATCAGAACCTTGGCACGGAGGCGAAAGAAAGCATTGGAAATTTGATAATGGATATGAAATTTCTTTAGTAAGATTTAAAGGTTCCTATGGTTATGCAGATAGGTTATGGGAACTTGCAATTATGTATGATGGTTTATTTGTAGATCCGCCTGCAGATAGAATGGAAAATATATTAGATGACTACCATAGAGCCGATGAAGGCATTTACGGGTGGTTAAAAGATCCTGATGCGGACAGGATTATAGAAATGGTAAGGAGACTATGATGCCAATTAAAATAGGCAAATCGGCCAGGAAGGTCATAAGAGGAGCTGCAAGACCAAGTTTTGAATATACGCATGATTATATCAAAGAACATACAACTGCAGATCTTATTGAAATGTATAATGGAAATACAATTCCAAAAAAGAAAAGAAAAATCAAAGTAGAGCTTGAAAGAAGAAATAAACTTGGAAAAGCAAACGTTGTTTTTAATTAATTTTGTATATATAAGTGAATGGATAATTTAATCGATAAAATCAATCTTTGGATATGGAACTTCCTCATTTGGTTTGGTGTAGGGTTTGCAGCGTTCATGGTTTGTTTTGGAATATATTCAATGATAACTTCTGAAGATAAAATAGTCGGTTATACATATCATGGAACACCAATATATTCAAGTGAGGTAGATGATGGCAGCGAAAAGTAGTGCATTTCAATCAAAACATACACCTATTAAAAAAGGTACATCTATAGGAAATAGACCCAAAAGTCGCGCGACTATGAATAAAGCTAAAAAAAGAAGCTTTAAGAAATATCGCGGCCAAGGTAGATGAAAGCTCTTATTTTAGGTAATGGAGAATCTCGAAAGGGATTTGATTATAGAAAAGAATATCCAAATGCATTCGTATATGGATGTAATGGTGCATATAAAGAAGAACCTGATGCACTTATTGTAACAGATATCGCAATGCAACAAATAGTATACGACACCGGATATTGTAAAAATCACGTATGCTATTTCTCTCAGTGGAATCCTATTCCTGGAGACCTCGTAGAAAATCTTATAGAATCATTAGATAAACCTATATCTCAAACCTCAAGAGGTAATAGAGATTTAGCAGTAGTTAATGGTGATGAAAAAAATACTTATATTACTTGGATTGATGACGAAGATGAAGTTGTCAGCGTAGAAGATGTGTCAATTTCTTCTGGAAGTCGTGCTTTATTAATAGCCTGTGAAGATGGAAGATTTGATGAAATCATTTTAATAGGTTTTGATGGTATGGGAGCACGTAATTATTATCAAGACGATCCAGGTTATGAAAATTCAACACCACGAGATATATGGATAAAAGAAAGAATGATCATAAAAGGTTTACATTCACACATAAAATTTCATGAAATTAACACCTTATAATAGATTGAGATCAGCAGCATACGGAGAAGGCAAAAGGTACTTTCGGTGGTGGTTACAATGGACCGGAAGAAGATAGAAGATAAATAACCGTATGCCTTATTCCAAGAAAGTATTAGACAGATTCGAAGCAGTAACTAATAATCCACAGGCACATGGAGTCGGAAGGTTTGATCCTAACGATCCTACTGTTGCAACTGGATTAACAGGTGCACCTGCGTGTGGCGATGTTATGAAATTGGATTTAAAATTAAATCCTGAGACTGAAGTCATCGAAGACGTTAAATTTAAAACTTATGGATGTGGTTCTGCTATCGCTTCAAGCAGTATGTTCGTCGAAATGTTAAAAGGTAAAACTATTGAAGAAGCAAAATTAATTAAAGATAAAGAAATTGCGGAAGCTTTAGAATTGCCTCCAATTAAAATTCATTGTTCTGTATTGGCAGAAGATTCAATCAAAAGAGCAATACAAGATTGGGAAGAAAAGAAAGCAGGTCGTAACGAATCGTGGTTGGAAAAAATGACCAAAAAGGAAGATTAAAAATGTATGAATATAAAACAAAATTATTAAAAGTTATTGATGGTGATACAGTCGACGTAGATATCGATTTAGGTTTTGGTGTATGGTTAAGAAATGAACGTGTACGTATTATGGGAATTGATACTCCTGAAAGCAGAACTTCAGATAAAGTTGAAAAACTGTTTGGACTTGCTGCAAAGAAAAGACTAAAAGAATTATTGGGTCCAAATCCAGTTTTGAAAACACAAGTTGGAAAAGGTGGAGAAGACATGAAAGGTAAGTTCGGACGTATCTTAGGCGACTTTACTGTATTCGATGCCAAAAATGACAGATGGTGTTGTGCAACAGAAGTTTTAATCGAAGAAGGCCATTGTGTAGAATACTGGGGTCAAGCTAAAGAAGACGTAGCAGATGAACACCTTAAAAATAGAGAAAAGCTCTTAGAAGAAGGTGTAGTCGATAGTAAAGAGTATTTTAAATTATTACCAAAATGAGTATTGAAGCATTAGTAGCGTATATCATAATTAGTTTGCTTATTCCATTCTCTTGGTGGGCAGCTGGTAAGCTTCAAGATCATTTTGACAATTAATGAAAAAAACAGTTGACATTTGTTATGAAATGATGTATAATAGTATAGTAAATGGAAATATACACAAAAATAATGAAAAAAACAGTTGACATTTACGAGAAACTGTGATATATTAATAAAATATGAGATATAAAGATAACAATGTGCAGGGTACAAGTGTTTATTTAGCACCAAGGAGAAGGCACCCTAAAGATAAAAAACCTCCTCAACCGATGCCTTTTGATGTAGCATTAAGGAAATTTAAGAAAGCTGTTGAAAAAGCAGGTATACTTAAAGAGCTTAAGAAAAGAGAATACTACGAAAAACCTACAGCGGTAAGAAAGCGTAAAAAAGCTGAAGGTATTAAAAGACATCAAAAATCTAGAGCTAAAGATATGGCAATGAGTAATCTACCAAGAGGTTTTAGAAGATACTAAGTTACGGTTCAGTGGGAATAAACCATGACGGCGAGAGCAATCTAGGACCCACGACGGCTACCGAGTCCGGGAGCAACTTTTGAACTACCGATATACTGAGTAGGAATATAACGCCAAAGGACCGACCACTGAACTCTTTTTAGAATGAAGTTTATATTATGGCAATAATTCGTGGAATGACAACGCTTAACACTCGTAAGCGCAAATTAAAAATTACGAAAGCAAAATATAAAGAGCTTGAACTGCAATGGCGAGCTTATAATCGTAATATGAAAAGCAAAGGTATGCATAATCTACGATATGATACCCTTGAAGATTATATTGCATATTGCTATGGTTTGATCAAACATAAACCAGCTTTCGAAAGCAAACCTATTCCAAAACCAGAACCCTATCGAAGAGAAACTGTACATTATCCATCACTCGTTTCTAAAGAAGGTGGTGGCCACGGTACAAAGAAAGAATCACCTAAATATACTGGGACTCTTATCAAAGGCATTGCTACCATGCATAAAAGCAATGCTGTCCCAGTTATTAATCAAAAAGAAGCTGAAGAAATCAGCAGGATGGCGAGATGAAAATTGACTATCCTATCCACAAGTTTTCCTGCTCCATCTGCGGAAAACATTTCGAAATGTTATTATATTATAAAGTAGAACCAAATGGGCACCACAGTCAAGTGTATTGTAGCCCAGAATGCAGTGTTAAAGGTCATGCTGTATTCTTAAGGAGACCTGAACGATGAGTGAAATTGATTTAAATGCGAGAATCCAAGAAAGAATGGATAAACTTGAAAATCTAATGAAAGCAAATAAGCATATTGGTCATGCAGAAGCTGCTATGGATTTTACAACTGAAATTACAAAGTTTTGGAGTATATTGTCAGAAGAAGATAGAGATTTTCTTCAAGGAGTACAATATGCTATAGAAGAACAAGTTCCTTGGGAGTAATAAAATATGACGCAATATAAAGAAGAAGTGCAAAGACAAAAGGATTTGCTAAAAGCAGAAGAATGGGCAAACGGTGTTGAGTGTTTACATATTCATGGCCTTAGTTCAATGTGGTATGATAATAGACCAGAAGATACCGCAGATGGTAAAATGGTTACTGACAAAACATTCAATAGTGGTCTTATTGAAAGAACATTGGAAAATGGCTCAATTGTCCATTTTGGAAACAAATTACAAGGTGATGAATTAATTTGGAAATATAAAGCTGTTCACGCATAATACAACGGAGGTTTGTATGAAACGTTTATTATTATTGAACTTTTTAATTATATCTGGATTAGCATCAGGAATAGAACATGATGAACCATACGTTCTTTCAGAAGATGAAAGATGTATGGCACTAAACATTTATCATGAAAGTAGATCTGAAAATATGGCAGGAAAATTTGCCGTAGCTGATGTTGTTTTAAATAGAGTAAATGACAGAAGATATCCAAACACAATATGTGCTGTAGTAAAACAAGCAAAACTTTCAGAGTGGTGGTTAGAACAAGGACGAGAAGTTCCAGTAAGAAATGCTTGTCAATTTAGTTGGTATTGTGATGGTCTTAAAGACGATCCTACTGATAGTGATGCATGGAGAGATGCAGTATTAATTACATATCAAATTATGAATAACGATATGTATAGAGGCATCACAGAAGGCAGTACTCATTACCATGCAGATTATATCAATCCTCATTGGGCTGATAGTTTACATTTAATTGGTAGAGTAGGATCTCATATTTTCTATCGACAAGATTAAATAAATATCTCTATGAATGCTAAACATAGAGGTATATTATGGTTATTGCAGGCATAGACTATAGTTTAACTAGTCCTGCACTTTGTATACATGAAGGCAAAGAATGGAGTTATGAAAATTGCACATTCTATTATCTTGTAAACAAAGAGAAACATCTCGAGCGTGAGGATAAAAAGTATATTCCAACTTTATATCCACAGTATAGAGATGATATGGAAAGATTTGAAAAATTATCTGAATGGACTTTAGGTAATTGTTTAAATCATGGAGTAGAACTTGTTGCTTTAGAAGGTTATGCTTTTGGAGCAGTTGGAAGAGTTTTCCAGATTGCAGAAAATGCAGGACTACTCAAGTATAAATTATGGGAACAAGAAATTATAGTAGATATTTTTGCTCCAACAATGATAAAAAAATATGCTACTGATAAAGGTAATGCGAATAAAGAACTTATGGTTGAAGCATTTGAACGTGAAACAAAGGTTGACATTCGCGAGAAATGTGGTATAATAAACAAACAATGGAATCCTATAAGTGATATAGTTGATTCCTATTATATTGCAAAATTTGGATTTAAAGAAATTTTTAATAATTTGGAAAAAGAACTATGATAGTAATTTTCAATGGCCCGCCCGGATCAGGTAAGGATGAAGCTGCTTCTTTATTTAAAGAAACATTTGGATTCCAAAATCTGAGTTTTAAATATCAATTGTTTAAAGAAACAATTGCACACTTCGAAGTAGATAAAGAATGGTTTATGGAAGGTTATGATAACCGAGAAGTAAAAGAAAAGAAAGAATTTGCTTTGAATGAAATGTCTCGAAGAGAAGCAATGATTCACGTGTCTGAAGATATTGTAAAACCTAAAAAAGGTTTAGATTATTTTGGCCGTATGGTTGCTGAAGAAATTGAAGAAGGTAAACATTACGCAATTGCAGATGGTGGATTCGTAGAAGAGCTCGAACCTCTTATCGAAAAAGTAGGAGCAGATAATATAGTACTCGTACAAATCACAAGAGAAGGACATGATTATTCAACAGATTCTAGAAGATATTTCAATGGAAGATTGTATAAAGAATTTACAATTGGACATGAAACACCAATTGATAATGCTTATGTTTTAGATGAGTCATTCGATATTAAAACATATAGGATTCACAATAATGGTACACTTCGTGGTTTTCGTAATACACTTTTAAATATTTTTGGTGAATTAGACTTAGATAATGAATTCGAAACTCCAGAACATACCAAAGCCTAACGTAATTAATCTTAAAGAGTGTCCTGATAGAAAACGCTATACAATTTCTGAATGGGAAAAGTATGGCGGAGAAACTCTTGAGATACATTCTTATGATCGTTATGTAGAAGGTGAATCGATTCCTTTTGCTGGTGATGAAGAATTACTTAAAAAGGCAACAAAAGGTGTAGCATCTTCTCATTTACTTACAATTAAAAAGTGGTATGAGACTACGGATGAACCGTATGGTATTTTTTTAGAAGATGATGTTGATTATTCAACTATCGAACATTGGAATTTTACTCTATCAGAGTTTATAGAAAAATGTAATGATTATGCATGGAGTGCTTTACAGCTTGGATTAGTATTTGAATATCCGTATGACATATATCGCGAATATCCTCTTATGGCTCCAAGACGTAGAAATATATGGGATCATGGATTACAATGTTATGTCCTAAAAAGAGAATGCGCTCAAAAGATAGTACAATTTTATTTTAGTTTTGAAGAAGCATTAACTGGAAAACAGGTGATTAACTATAGTATGCCATTAAATGCACCCGATGCGTTTGAAAATAATGTATTACATGGATTTGGAAAGGTAATTGTGTTTCCTCTGTTCAATCATAATGTTACAGACTTTAGATCAAAGAATATATATTATTACAATCAAATGGCTGCAAGTGCTATCTACTCTTATGAGTTTTTAAAGGACTGGTGGGAAAAGAAAGGAAGTTCAAAATCCTTAGAAGAAATTTTTGAAAATGCTCAATTATAATGGAGAAAAAAATGAATATTGATGAATTAACTAAACTAAAAGTAATATGGGAATTGATTGATGATCTTAAAGATCAAATTAAATTTCAAGCAAGTGGTCATATATACACGACTATTGGTGTACTAGAAAACGAAGCAAGTAAAGTAGAAAAAAATATTAAAGCTTCTTTGTCTCATAAAGATCCACATTTTGAAGATGCTATTCAAAGCGTTGCTCCGGAGTTAGTACAATGAGTGTAGTATATAAAGGTGAAATAATTAACTCTGAAATCTCAAAGAATTCTAAAGGCGGAACTGAGATGATGCGTCAACGTTTAGTTGACAATGTTGATAAAGATCTTTTAAATCAAGTTGCTATTCATTTATCAAGACCACGTCAAGATTACGAAGATGTTCCTAATATTATGTGGTGCCATGATTTAGCAGAAGATCCTGAAAATAAAATTTTAGAGAATGGAGAATGGAATAAATTTGATCATTTTGTTTTTGTAACTGCTTGGCAAAGAGATCAATATATTATTAGATATGGTATTCCATATAGTAAATGTTCGGTTATCCATAACGCAGTAGAAAAAGAATACAGTCCTACTGAAAAAGATATGGAAACTATTCGATTTGTTTATCATACTACACCACACCGTGGATTAGAACTTGTTGTTCCAATCTTTGATGCTTTATGTAATGATTTCGACAACATTCATTTAGATGTATATAGTTCATTCGATATTTACGGTTGGCCACAAAGAGATGAGCCTTATTCTGGCTTATTTAAAAATATTGAAGCTCATGAAAAAATGACTTATCATGGTGCTGTTTCAAACGAAGAAGTTTTAGAAGCATTAAGTAAGTCTCATATTTTTATGTATCCTAACATTTGGAAAGAAACATCTTGTATTGCATTGATTGAAGCAATTAAATCACAGATGATCTGTATTCATCCAAATTATGGTGCATTACCAGAAACATCTTCAAATGCAACAATTATGTATGACTTTAATGAAAATAATCAAGCACATGCAAACTATTGTTATGCAGTCACAAAACAGGTGCTAAATAGTATGAAACAAGATCCAAACTATTTTCACGGGTTTACTTTTTCAGATCGTTTTAACTTAGCTCGAAACAATATCGCTTCGTTTAAAGTTATGTGGGAAACGCTCTTAAGGAATATTATTCATGTCAAAGGACAAGAAGAAACCAAATAACGTTATAGAATTTCCTAAAATACATATTGATAATCCTCCTCTATCTCCTGAAGATGTTCAAGATAGATTATTGAGATACAAAGAAAGTTATTCTACAGAATTAGCAGAAATACTATGGGAAAATGTACTAGGAGAAATGACACGATCCGGATGTGATTTTGATTCAGACATGGATAAGTATTTTCCAAGTATGATATTAGTATTCGAATCTATTAAATCACTTCATTCATTAACTATGGGCTTAGATCATCCTCTACAAAGGTTTGCAGAAGAAAATGTTGTCGTTATCGATAGTAATGAAATGCAAACTATGGGTGGTTTGAAAAAAGATTTGAAAAAAACAGTTGACAATGACGAAGAAATAGATTAAAATATACTATTAAATTAAATTTGGACTTAAATTATGATATTAGTTGACTACAATCAGATGATGCTTTCATCATTGTTTGCTCAGATTGGAAACCATACTGACATTGATTTAGATGAAAATCTACTTCGTCATATGTTTCTAAACTCACTTCGTTTCAATAGGAAAAAATTCTATGAAGAATATGGTGAGATTGTAATATGCGCAGACAATAAAAATGTATGGAGACGTGATTATTTTCCGTATTATAAAGCAAATCGTAAAAAAAATCGAGATGAATCCGAAATGGATTGGAACAAACTCTTTGAGTGTGTTCATAAAATACGTGATGAACTTGCTGAACACTTTCCTTATAAAGTACTTTATATAGATCGTTGTGAAGCCGATGACATTATTGCTACAATTGTTCATGCAGAAGGTCAGTTGCTTTATGGTGGTGGCGAAAAAATCTTAATCCTATCAGGAGATAAAGATTTTATGCAATTACATACATACGCAAATGTTGACCAATATAACCCAACTATGAAAAGATGGGTACGAACAGATGATCCTAATAAATATTTACAAGAACATATATTGAAAGGTGATGTAGGTGACGGTATTCCAAATATTCTTAGTGCTGATAATTGTCTTGCTATTGGTGAACGCCAAAGGCCATTAACTAAGAAAAAGATTACTGCTTTTACTACTGAACCTTCATCTATGGACGAAGAAACAAAGTTACGTTTTAATCGTAATAAAAAGATGATTGATCTAGGTGAAATTCCACAAGAATACAAAGATAAAATTCTAGAGGAATATCGTAAAGATAGTCCTGTAGGTAGAGAACATCTTTTTAATTTTTTCGTAAAAGCAAAATTGAAGAACTTAATTACTGATATACAGGATTTTTAAAATGGCAATTAAATTATCAATTTCTGAGATTGTAACAAAATGCTCAGAATTTAAATCAAAAAAAGAAAAAATAGAATGGCTTCAAAAAAATGATGCAGTTCCACTTCGTACAGTATTGAGACTCATTTATGATCAAGATATAGAGTTTTTAATACCTGACACACCACCTCCTTGGAAGAAAAATAACTATCCAGACGCTACAACTATGCTTTATAGAGAAGCTCGTCGTCTCAAAATTTTCTTTAAGGGTGGAGGATATGACAACTTACAACAGGTAAAAAGAGAATCATTATTCATTTCTTTACTAGAAGATATTGAAGATAATGATGCTGATCTTTTAGCAAATCATATGATTTCTCATACTCCAGTTAAAGGTGTTACTCGAAAAACTATAGAAGAAGCATTTCCTACTTTATTCACTGACCCGTTACGGGTTTAACTTCCACTAGACAAAAGGACGATATGGTAAATGTCACGCAAGAGATTTCGATCCTTCCGCGATAAGAATATGGACGAATGGAGTGAATACTCCAAAAGAGAAGACCGCAGGTCTGAGCGCAAGAAAAAGAATCGAAGAACTACACGAAAAGATCGTTTAAACGAAAAGTTTAAAAACTTTAAAGCTTGGAAAAATGATGAATAAACTGTTGACATACTGAGAAAAGTGTGTTATAATATGTTTTTAAATGATGAAATGTTATGAGTACGTGGAGAAATATGGAATTAAGTGACAAGGTTATCCTTGTAGATTGTGATGGTGTTTTACTTGATTGGGAGTATAGCTTTTACAAATTTATGATTAGTAAAGGATATACAGTTAAAGAAGCAGGACATTATAAAATCAATGAAAGCTTTGGTATTCCATACGATGAAGGTAAAAGATTAATTACTCACTTTAATGAAAGTGCTAACATTGGTTTCTTATATCCTTTTAGAGATGCCGTTAAATATGTAAGAAAGCTTCATGAAGAACATGGGTACATATTTCATTGTATTACCTCATTATCCACTGATCCGTTTGCTAAAAAACTTAGAATTCAAAACCTTGAAAATGTGTTTGGAAAAGGCATATTTGAAGAAGTGGTCTGTCTAGGTTGCGGAGACGATAAAGATGAGGCTTTAGAGCCTTACAGAGACACTGGATGTTTTTGGATAGAGGATAAACCAGCAAACGCAGAACTAGGCCTCAGATTAGGTCTGGTGCCCTTTTTAATTGAACATGAACACAATAAAGATTACGTAAATGATAATTTTCAGAAAGTTAAAACCTGGAAAGAAATTTACGAATTTGTTGTATAAATAAAGATATGATAGATTGGAATATTTAATTAATGCCAACATACGAATTCAAAGACACCAATACAGGTGAAATCTTCGAGAAGATCCTCAAAATCTCGGAGCGAGAATCCTTCCTCGAAAAAAACCCTCATTTAAAACAAATTATTAGCGGACAAACTGTGATTGAGTCTGCGCGTCTTGGTCGTATGAAACCCGACCAAGGCTTTCGTGATTTGCTTTCTGATATGAAAAACAATAAAAGCTATACAGGAAATAAAATCAACGATTGGAAGTAACTCGTATATTATGATGTTGATTTGCCATAAGGAGGTTATATATGTCGAAACAACGTCGTATTTCTCAGAAGGAGAGACGAAGATTAGAACGTGAAGTGAGATCTGGAACATTAAATTCCAAGTTTAGTATGAGGCCTATCAAACCAATTACAATCACACAAGAAGATATGTTTGATTCATATCGTGCAGGATATAATATTGCTGCAATTGGTACAGCTGGAACAGGTAAAACTATGTGCGCTATGTACTTAGGATTAAAGGATGTTCTTGAATCAGAAAAATACGAACAACTTATTATCGTTCGTTCTGCTGTACAAACAAGAGAACAAGGGTTCATGCCAGGAACTCAAGCTCAAAAAGAAGCAGTATATTCTACACCATACGCAGACATTACATGTGATTTATTTGGTAGAGGAGATGCTTGGGAAATCCTAAAGCAAAAAAGGCAGGTTAAATTTATGACGTCTTCCTTTGTGAGAGGATTAACATTTGACAACTCTATTATTGTAGTTGATGAATGTCAATCTATGACGTATCATGAACTTGATAGTATCATAACAAGAGTAGGAGAATCATCAAAGATTATATTCTGTGGAGATACTAAACAAGATGACTTAGCTGGTTCGAGAAATCGAAACGATGTTTCCGGCCTAGGTGGTTTTATAGATGTTATTAATAGAATGCATAAGTCTTTTAGGACTATAACATTTACAACAGATGACATTGTAAGATCAGGTCTAGTTAAAGAATATATAATAGCAAAGGAGACAATTAACACAAAAGGTTATGTTCCACAATTTGCTGTAGCATAACATAGGGGGAGAGTGGCGGAGTCCATCTCCGCCATTTCTTTTATAGAGATAATATTATGACACAAGAAATTCAAGATTACAAACTCAATTGGTTAAGGAAATCCTCTTATAGAGTAAAACTTCCTAAAGACCAAAATTCACAAGAGTGCTTAGCCTGGTGCACAGACACGCTCGAAGAAAAAGTATGGGATTATTCTTTAAATCCAGAAAATGAACAATATACATTTTTCTTTAATTCACCATCATTAGCTGAAAGATTTAAATCAACATTCAAAAATGGAGATACACGAACAGTCGATTTAGCTTAAACCTTTCCAAGGAAACTATATTATGTTATTTGAACACTACGATCATCAGATCGAATTACCACCACTTACAAGAAAAACTACAGAAAATGGAAGAAGATATTTTACACCAACAGGTGAAGCGTATCCTTCTGTAACCACTGTTTTAGGAATCTTAGGTAAAGCGTCATTAATGGCGTGGCGCAAAAGAGTTGGAGAAGAAGAAGCTAATCGTATTAGTTCTCAGGCCGCAAGACGCGGTACAGCGGTTCATAAACTTTGTGAAAACTATTTAGATAATAAAGAAGATTATAAAGATGGTCAACAACCTGCAAATATCTTCATGTTTAATACAATTAAACCAGTATTAGACAAAAAGATAAATAATATATGGTTCCAGGAAGCTTTTCTCTATAGTGATGAATTACAAACTGCGGGCCAGGTAGATTGTATTGCAGAATACGATGGTAAACTATCAGTGATTGATTTTAAAACATCGAGAAAATTAAAATCAGTCGAACATATTCAAAATTACTTTATGCAAGTTTCTTTTTATGCAAAAGCATTTGAAGAAAGAACAGGACAAGCAATACATCAAGGTGTTGTACTTATCGGTGTTGATGATGCTGAACCTCAAGAGTTTTTTATTGATCCCGATGATTACATCGAACACTTTAAAGCTGTAAGGGAGACATATAAAACTCT